GACCCGCTCGGCCGCAAGCAGGGCGAAGCTCTCTGCCCGGAACGTTACGATCGCGAATCGCTCGAAAAGCGGCGCGTCAAACTCGGGGCATATTCCTTTGCCGCACTCTTTCAGCAACGGCCGGTACCGGTCGAAGGAGCACTGTTCAAACGCGACTGGTTCAAGGACCGGATAGTTGACCAGGCACCGAGCGGTCTCCGCTGGGCCCGCGGCTACGACCTGGCCGTTTCGCAAAAGACGTCGGCCGACTTTACGGCCTCGTTCCGGTGTGCGTTTGACAAGCAGGGCGTGCTCTACATCGCGGATGGTTTCCGGCGTCGGCTCGAGTATCCGGAGCAGAAGCGGTACGTGATCCAGCGAATGGTCTCGGAGGCGAACACGCAGCATGGGATTGAAAAGGCCCTGCACGGCGAAGCTCTGGTCCAGGACCTGCGGCGGGTGCCGGCGATCCGCCACGTTGCCTTCAAGGCGGTGAAGGTCGATACGGACAAATTTACGCGGGCATTGAGCTGGGCGAACCTTGCCGAGGAAGGAAAGATCAGGCTGGTCCGCGGGCCGTGGATAGATGCCTTCCTGGACGAGGCGTGCCGGTTCACCGGCAAGGGCGACACGCACGACGACCAGGTGGACGCGGTCAGCGTCGCCGTCGGCATGCTCTCGAAGAAGAGAGGGAAGCTGTTTGCGTTCTAGTGGCGGCCCGCGGGGGAAAGACTATGGCGGCAGTAACATCACATCCATTCAGGTTCATCGCCGGAGCGACGTTCTTGCGGTCGGTCGTTTACCGGATCAAGGGCGGTTCGCCGATCTCGCTCGCCGGGTCGGTGGTCGCGTTCCAGATGCTCAACCGAAGCGGGGCGGTCGTGCTTGAGTTGAGGTCCGATGAAGAGCCGACGGCGGCGGGGTCGGCGGTCGAGATCACGAGCGAAAGCGGCGGGGCCTTTACGATCACGGTTGCAGTCGCCGATCGGACGGAGCAGGTGGCAACGCAGGCCAGCTCGTGGAGGCTGATGCTGGAGACCGGCGGCATGCTTAGGCAGATCGGCAAGGGGAGGCTGATGTTCAGGGCAACGTGATGGCGATAGAGACGGAAATCGTGGTTGCAGAGACCGTTCACGAGATCGCCATTGCGGGCGACGGTGAGGTGGTCGTGGTCTCGACGGCCGTCGAAGGGATCGAGCTGCTCGAGCTGGGAGTGCCGGGACCGAAGGGTGACCCGGGCGACACCGGCCCGCAAGGACCAAAAGGCGACCCGGGCGACACCGGCCCAGCCGGTGCGACAGGTGCTCAAGGCCCGGCCGGTGCAACGGGAGCGACGGGAGCGGCCGGTGCGACCGGACCCGCAGGGCCAGCCGGACCGCAAGGCATTTCCGGCGAGACCGGCCCGGCGGGTGCGGCGGGAGCTCAGGGGCCGCAGGGAGTTCCCGGCGAAGCGGGAGCTGCCGGAGCAGCGGGTGCGACCGGCCCGCAGGGACCGCAGGGCGAAACCGGCCCTCAAGGCCCTCAAGGAATTCAAGGCGAGACCGGCCCGCAGGGTTCGCAGGGCATACAAGGCATTCAGGGTGAAACGGGAGCGACCGGAGCCACGGGGCCGCAAGGCATTCCCGGCGATCCCGGGCTTGAGACGCTTACAGAGGCCGAGATACAGACAATCATTGACGAGGTTGCCGAAGCTCGCGGCGACCGTTCGGCGTTGGGCTTGCGGATCTCGACGATCAGCAACTTCGCATCGCCGAACGCGGGCGGCGTTATCGTCGGGCAGTATATGGACAATGCCTTTCAGGGCACGGCTTCGGCGACGCTTGCCGGAGCCGCGAACCGCTTTGACCTGGCACCGTTCTTTACATCGCAGCCGCTTCGCATTGATGAGCTAGGCGTCTCGGTATCCACGGCGGTCGCATCGGCTCTCGGCAAATGCGTGATCTACGAATCTGACGCGGCGGGATGGCCGTCGGCGTTGGTCTATGAGGCAGGAAGTAATCTCGACTTTGGCACAACCGGCTATAAATTTCATTCGCTTGATTTCACCTTTGACGCCGGGCGGCAGTATTGGCTCGGGCTCCGGATGTCATCGACGGCGACGATCCGCACATTGAATCTCGGTTCGGCGGTGAATCTCGGCATCAACGGCTCGAACGGCTCGAACTATTTCACGATCTTGCGGCGGACGCTGGCCTACGCAAACGCTGCTCCGAACCCGTTCAACTTTGTCACCGCAGACCGGACGGCGAACGTGACGCCAATATCGTTCCGAATGAGGGCGGCGGCCCTAGGCGAATAGAGGCTCTGTGTTGAAACTGAAGACCCAAACGTCCTGAGAGCCGCGTAAGTCTCTCTGAAACACTTTGAAACGCTATTCTGTCGCCAAGAGGCGGCAAATGATTGACGACGATGGCAACCAATCCAGACATTCAGATCGCATCCCGGATGCTTCTCCACAATCGGACCCGATATACGGTGGCCGAGCGGTACTACGCCGGCAGCCATGACCTGGCCTTTGCGACCGACAAATTCAAGAACGCCTTCGGGAAGCTCTTTCGCGAGTTTGCATTGAACCTCTGCCCGGCGGTGGTCGATGCCCTGCGGGACAAGCTGATCGTCAAGGGCTTTGGCGTCGAGACCGGTTCGCCGGACATCTCCGAGCAGGCCTGGGAGATCTGGCAGCGAAACCGAATGGGCAAACGCTCGGGCGAGATCCACAAAGAGGCAGTGAAGGCCGGCGACGCTTATGCCATCGTCTGGCCGGACGCCACGGGCAAGGCGACGATCTATCCGCATCTGGCCGGCACCTGCATGGTCCGGTATGACGAAGAGACGCCGGGCCGCGTTCTCTGGGCGGCGAAGTATTGGGAGACCGCTGACCTCCGGCCAAGGCTCAATCTTTTCTATCCCGATCGCGTTGAGAAATACATCGGCGTGGCCAAACGGCGAGACCCGACCGACGCGCGGCAGAACCCGGAAACGCACCAATACAAAGAATTCGATGGCGACGGCCCGCCGGTGATCCCGAACCCATACGGCACGGTTCCGGTCTTTCACTTTGCCAACAATGCGGACATCGGGCTGCTCGGCGATTCGGAGCTGGTCTCGGCGATACCCGTCCAGAACGCGCTCAACAAGTCGGTGCTCGACATGCTGGTCGCGATGGAGTTTTCGGCATTTCGGCAGCGGTGGATCTCCGGCATCGAGCTCGAGTACGACGAGGCAGGTGCTCCGATCGCTCCGTTCCGTTCGGGAGCCGAGCGGATCTGGGTAACCGAAAGTGCCGAGACGAAGTTCGGGGACTTTGCCGCAACGGACCTGACGCAGTTTCTGGAGGTGAAGGAAAGCTTCACGATCGACATGGCCCGTGTCACCGGCACGCCGCTCTACTATTTCATCCAGCTTGGCGGCACGCACCCTTCGGGCGAATCGCTCAAGAAAAGCGAGAGCCGGTTCATCAACAAGGTCCGCGACCGAATGGAGGGTTTTGGCAACGCATGGGAAGACCTGATGCGGTTTGCCCTGATGATCGATAACAAGGGCAAGGACGTCCGGCTTTTCACAGAATGGGAAGATCCCTCGCCGCTGAGCGAAAAAGAGGAAATGGAGATCTTGCTAATGAAGCAGGACCTCGGCGTCTCGATGGAGAAGCTGCTCGAGGAAGCCGGCTACGGCGAATCGGACATCCGGCAGATGGTGGCCGCGAAGCAGGCCGAGCGGGAGGCGATGGTCCGGAGCTTTAACCGCGGCGAGGTTGGCGACGAACCGGAAGCCGCCGAAGAAAATGAAGGAGACGAAGAGCAATGAATAACATCTGGTTTTGGATAATGATCGTTGGCATCGTCATCGGTCTCGTGCTGGCCTTTCGGTTTCGGAACAGAAAGCCGAAGTATGTCTCGACGCTGCGTCGGGTGCTGACGATCGCGGGCGACGAGGGCAATCTTCGAATCGGGCCGCTCGGAACTCGGTTCTGGATCGAGCCCGGTGCCCGGCTGCCGGTCGAGGTGATGGGGGCGATGGAGCAGGGACTTACAAACGCATTTGAGCGAGCCGGCTGCGTCGGCTACCAGCGGCAGCGGAGCCATGCGGACTACAACATCGCGATCCTCCGATCGCTGGAGAACGATTCGCAGGGTTATCCGGCCTATCGTCTTCCGGCCGGGCCGTACACCGGCACCGAGTTTGATAAGGGTGGTTATATCCTCGTCGCCGGCGAGATGGCCTCGGTCGGGGAACCTTACGGTAACTGGATCGCGATACCGGAGCACACGACGCTGCAGCTCGGGCACGCGGAGACGATCGCGGATTACGAAGCGGAGCACATTCTGCTCGCCTGGAACGACGGCGACGAATTTGAGCGCACCAAGATCCACGGCCAGGGCACCGGACACCCGGCGATCCCGCCGTGCCCGGGTGAATATCGGGTGATGCAATTTGCGGCGATCGGGCTGCACTCCGGCCGCGGGGCCGAGTACTGTGCGATCCTGACGAAGTAGATGCCTTCGGCACTGGAACAAGAACTGGCCCGGCACCGCCGGCGTATCATCGAACGTGAGGAGCAAGCATTTCGCGAGCTCCTCATTGCGTATGAGCAGATCGAGGCCGAGATGCGGCGTGAGTTTCGCGAACTGCAGCGGCGCATCATGGCGGCACGCGAGGCGGGCGAAGAGATCTCGCCGAGTTGGTTCTATCGCGAGCGGCGGCTTACCTCCCTGCTTGACCAGGTCAAACAGCAGATCGAGCGGTTCGGGCAAACGGCGACGGCGATCACGACCCGAGAGCAGCGGGCGGCGATCAGCATTGCGGCGGAGCAATCGCGAGAAGTGCTCCGCATTCTCGGCAGCCCGGCCGAGCTTGGCTTTACGCTGCCGACGCGGGTCGTGGAAGATGCGGTCGGGATGATGGGCAATGGCTCGCCGATACTCGAGTATTACCGCGAGCAGCTCGCACCGAAGGTGGCGGAGATGATCCGCGTCGAGGTGATCAAGGCGGCCGCCAGCGGGACGGATTTCCGGACGATCGCCAACCGGCTGCTGACGACCGGGCAGATAACGCGAAGCCGTGCTTTAATGGTCGCGAGGACCGAAGTGAACCGAGTACGCCGCGAAGCAACAAGGCAGAGCTACATCGAATCGGGAGTCACCAAGCAGTGGGAATGGGTCTCGTCAAAATCGACCAGGACCTGCCCGGCCTGTCTCTGGCTCGACGGCCAGCGGTTCAGCCTCGACGATCCCTTCCCTCAACATCCCAACTGCCGATGCACGATGATCCCCGTTATTGAAGGCGTCGAGAGCCCGCTGCGGACGCTCGGCCGCGACTGGGTAAAGACGCTGGCCGAAGAAGATCTAGAGATGATCTTTGGCAAAGAGGCGGCGGCGGCGATCGCCCGCGGCGACATCTCACACGGCGACCTCGTCGGCTGGAAAAACTCGAAGGAGTTTGGCCGATCGATCTACACCCGCTCGCTCTCGGCCGCAATGAACGCCGGCGGCCAAAAATAAACAAAACAGGCAAATCGCTTGAATCACGGTAAACACCATTCCGGCGTGCGTTTCTGCTAGGTATCCTTGCCGAGTATGGCAAAGAAACCGGGCGACGAGTCCGCAAAAGACCCGAAAGCAGATCCCGCACCGCCGGCCGCGGGCGACGACGGCCAGAAGGCCGATCCGCCAGCCGGCGACGAGGGCAAGAAAACCGAACCCGTGAAGAAGGCTGAAAAGACCTTTACGAAGGCCGAGCTTGAGGCCGAAAGGCAAAAGGCGGTCGCCGAGGCGAAGGCGAAATGGGACGAGGAAAAAGACCTGACGGAACTCGACCGGTTGAAGAAGGAGAACGAGGATCTCCGCAACGCCAACCGGCTCCGCGATGCCCGCGACGAGGTTTCGGAGCTGCTCCGGACCGAGGGCAATAAATCTCCGGCACTGGCCTTCGAAGCGATCAAGGGTCAGCTCCAGTTTGACGATAAGACCGGCAAACTGACGAACGCCAAGGACCTGATCGCAAACCTCAAAACAAGCTATCCCGAGCAGTTCGGGACCGAGCCGCCTGCTGACGGTGTAGACGCCGGAGCAGGTGGCGGCCAAAAGAAGTCCGCGTTGACGATCGCCGAAGTCGAAAAGATGACACCGGCCGAGGTCAACAGCCGTTGGGACGAGGTCAGTAAGGTGATGGCTGAAGGCAAATAGCCACCATGTCGGCACCCGGCCGGCAAATAGAACAAAACTATGGCATTGAATTTCATTCCAACCATTTGGGCCGCGAGGCTTCTCGCTGCTCTTGAAAAGGCACTCGTCTATGCGCAGCCCGGTGTGGTCAACCGCAACTACGAGGGCGAGATCAGGAACGCTGGCGATTCGGTGAAGATCGGATCGATCGGCGAGATCACCGTCGGTAACTATACGAAAGATAGCGACATGACGGTCCAGACGCTCGACGACGCGGAGCAGATGCTCGCGATCACCGAGTCGAAGTATTTCAACTTCATCGTCGATCGTATCGATCAGGTTCAGCAGAATGTGAACTCGATGGACGAGGCGATGCAGAGGGCGGGCTATCGCCTGAAGGACCTCGCGGACCAGTTCATCGCGGGCCATCACATTTACGCTCCGGCGGATTCCGGCGTTGGCACCGATGCCTCTCCGCTGCATGCCCTGGCGTACGATGTGGCCTACGAGCTGCTCGTGGACCTCAAGGTCAAGCTCGACGAGCGTGACATCCCGACGGATGGCCGGTTCGCTGTTATTCCGCCGTTCTATCACGGTGCGTTGCTCAAGGACCAGCGTTTCGTTTCGGCGGGCACCGCGGCGACGGATATGCGGCTGGCGAACGGCCTTGTCGGTCGGGCTGCCGGTTTCGATGTGCTGATCTCGAACAACGTTCCGAATACGGGCGGGTTAGCTTACAAGGTCATCGCGGGCCACCCGATGGGCTTCAGCTACGCCGAGCAGATCATCAACGTCGAGACCTACAAGCCCGAGAAGCGGTTTGGTGACGGCGTCAAGGGCCTTCACGTTTACGGCGGCCGGTTGGTGCGTCCGCAGGCGTGGGCGGTCGGAACGGTCGATAACGCGGCGACGTAGTAGCAGTGGTCAGTGGCCGGTGGTCAGTTGTCAGTGGCGGCCGGCCTTGACCCTATCTGATATCTGACCACTGACATCTGACATCTGAACAGTTATGGCAAATCCAGCAGAACTCACAATTACCGAGCTCACCAAAAATGGGCAGACGGCACGCCCGGCGGGCAGTGCGGTCGACACGGCGGGAATGGTCCCGATCAATGCCGGCGGCAAGGTCGATCGGCTGATCGTTGAGGTGACGAACACCAACGCCAACGCGTTGACCGTCACGATCGGGGCGGGCGATAATCCGCCGGCATTGCAGTCGAAGGCACTCGTCGGATCGACACTGGCGCAGAACGCCGTCGGCATCTTCGGCCCGTTCGAGAGCTCGCAGTTCATCCAGGGCGGCGAGGACGCCGGCGAGCTGCACGTTTCATTCGCGGGTACGGCCGTCGCGGCAACGGTCCGCGTCTACCGCCTGCCGAAGACCTAACAAGCTAACACCCAACGACGACGGGGCGGCAAACCGGCCGCTGGAAGCCGGACACTGCCGCCCCGCATTTACAGGAGACGAGAATGAGCAAGCAAGTGGTTTGGTTTTTACGCGGCGACGGTCTCAAGATCAGCACGACCGAAGGCAGTGCGAGCTATGACCTGATGATGAAGGACGGCGGTTTCACCCTCGTAATGGCCGATGGCGTGCCGCAGCCGATCAGTGCGATCGAGCCGGACGCGGACGCGGTACCGAAGCCGGTGGATCTGCGGTCGATGAAGAAGGCGGAGCCGCTCGGCTATGCCGCCGAGAAAGGCATTGAGGTGAGCCCGAAGGCGACGGTTGCCGGGCTGATCGGAGCGATCGAGGCCGGGCTGGCGTTGCAGGTCGGCGGTAGCGACGAAGAGTAAATGGCGTTTGTCCTCAGAAACATTGGCGGGACTGTACAGCGGGCGGATGGCGAGCCACTTGCCGAGGCCCGCATACTTTTTCGCCCGATCGGGATCCACGGCGATGACGGCGTCACGATACTGCCGCCGATCATTGAGGCGATGACCGATGAGGACGGCGTTCTGGACGTGGACCTGCTGACCTCCGATGTTCCGGATGCCTTTGTCCGATATGAGTGCACGGCGGCCACGGCCGAGCCGTTCCGGTTTGACCTGGTCAACGGCCCGGCGACAACGCTCGACGAGCTTTTCAATGCTTCGGTCGGCTCGGCGGCAAGCTCGTCAATGGCAGTGCTGCTCGCGGCGATCGCGGCGGTAAAGCCCTACAAGAGCTATGTGGCCCGGCTTGAGGGGACGTTCAGTGCCGCTCCGCCGACGGTCACGGTCCTTGAAAACCAATTGGACGGCGTTCCGGTCTGGAGCTACTTTTCGGAAGGGCGGTACAGGGTGACCCTGAGTGGGGCATTTCCGGAGGCGAGAACGGTTGCCTTCATTACCGGGGATGATGGCTACTACCATCTGTCCGCTACCGCACGGGACGGCGGCGGCAACTACGTCAGCGTTCATTGCGTTCGAACTTCGTCCGGGGCGAATGAGAATCAGGGCTTTTACGGCGGCGATGTCATTGAGATCCGCGTTTACGACGAGTAGGCAGAAAGATGGCCGATTTCTTCACAACTCTCTCGCGTTACACGGCGGCCGGGCAGGAGCCTCAGCTTACGAGCGGCGAGCTGACGGACATCCTGGCCGAGTTCGCAAAGGCGGACGCGACCGGGGCACTGCCGAGCGATCCGGCCTGGGAGCCGACCTACAATATGCGGGCGGCGATCCGGCGGGGATGGAAGCTCAAGCTGGCGAAGGCGGCCGAGCTGCAGTCAACGGACCTGGACGGCGACCGGATGTCGGCCAACCAGATCTTTGAGCACTGCGAGCGGATGGTGCGGAAATGGGGTTCGACGGCGAGCCCGAGCACGACGGCCGCGACCGAGGAAGAAGATGAGTAATGCAATGCTCGCCAGCCTGCGAACCGCAGCCGCCGATCGGCACCGCAAACGGCTCTTTGGCGACAGCTCTTTGAAGATCTTTACGACGACGCCGGCAGCCGGCGAAACCGAGGCGGCGGAGTTTGCGGAAGGGTGGCGTGGTCAGCGCATAGCTCCGATGACCGACGATGGCTCGAAGACAGCCATGCACGGTGCCTGGCAGTTCGAGATCCCGGCTGATGAGGACTGGGCGACGGAGCAGGCCTACATGAACGCAGCGGTCGCTTTGACCGTCGGCGATCGGCGGTGGCGGATCAAGAAGGTCGAGAAGCCGGTCGGGATCTCGCTGGTTTGGAAGGTGAGGGCGGAGTTGCAGTGAGCAGTGAGCAGTTATGGCGGAGATCGAAGTCAAAATTACCAAGGATCGGACGCCGGAGCTTTTTCAGAAGCTCGAGGCGGCGATCGGTCGGTTTGTCCGCAAAGGCGTCTTCTTCCTCGGTGGGCAGGTCAAGGCCAAGATGGCCGAGCCGAAGACCGGGCGGATGTACGGTACGCATCGGGCCTCGGCACCGGGCGAACCGCCGGCGGTCGACAGCGGAAACCTGATCGGATCGATCGTGGAGATTTTCCCATCAACTCTTGAAGGCCTTGTCGGAACGCCTGTTCCGTATGCGCGGTTTCTCGAGGACGGAACATCGCGAATGAAGGCCCGGCCGGCCTGGGAAGTGACGCGGACGGAGAGCCTGCCGACGCTCGAGCAGATGCTGGACGCAGAGATAGCCGGGATCGGCAAACGAACGTGAGAAGAGAGGAATGGCGACGAGAACAGAGCTGCACACGCAAACGAGCGTTCCAAACCCGGTTCTATGCCGAGTGTTACGCCCGCAATGTGCTGGAGAAGCCGATGAAGGCCTATCGCTGCAGGTTCTGCAGCGAGTGGCACCTGGCGAGCGAGGACGATGGCCAACGACATAGACGCCGAGATCAGAGATAACCTGGGCACGATCGTCGCCGCAGCGGTCCCGACGGCACGGGTCTATCCCTTCAACCCGCTCAGCCACGAGCTGGCCGATTGGCCGGGCCTTTTTCGTACGGAAGAAGGGATCTTTCACGGGCACATCATCTTCCGGTCACGGGCCGAGGCCGGATGGAAAGGGAGCGGCGGCCGCGACCGCCGGAAGTTCACATATTCGGTCTGGTCGTTCTACGGCTTTCGGCCGGGGAAGATCGGGGACAACTCGGACGACGAGTTTCAGGAGATCCTCGACGACATCTATGACGCCATCAAGGCCGAGCCGAGGCTCGACCATGCAGAGGTTGAGGAGCACTCGCTGCTCCAGCACGAAATGATCACAACGATCAACTGCGGCGAAGACACGCTGCACCTGGCGACGGCAAAGCTGGAGGTCCTGCTCTGCTGTTAGCCACCCGAGAACGCTATGAGACTTAGAGACTCGCAATCGTGGATCTCCAAAACGCTGGAGTCCAGCTACAACACGCCGGAAGCGACGGGAACGAACTATTCGTTCATCCCGACGCTCAACCCCTTCTTCGCACTGCCGGTGGTGGAGAAGGTGAACGATGCTCAGCGGATCGGCCGGAACGCGGCCTCGCACCTGTGCAACACGTATTGGTCGCACTTCGAGATGTCCGTCAATGACGACGTCGAAACCGATGTTCCGGCGAGGATCTTCCGCCGGGCACTCGGCGGATCGGTTACCAACACGACGGTCGATACCGGCGTTTACGACCACGAGTTCGCGATGCTGAACCCGCAGGTCGGTGTGAATCTGCCCTCGTTCTCGCTGGCGACCCTGCTCGGCGATGCCTCGTTCCTGATGGCGGGCTGCCGCGTCGATCGGTTCCGGGTCTCGCAGCAGAACAACGAGCGGGTGCAGTATGAAGCAGACATCGTCGGCTCGGGCAAGTTTACCCAGCCGCACGGGCTGACCTCGCTGCCGGCACTCGTCCCTCCGGCCTGTATGGACGGCTTCCGAACGGAGGTGACCTACGTCGACCCGGCGGGCCCGACGACCATCAATCTCGGCACGGCCGGGACGCTGATGGAGTGGTCGGTCGAGCTGCAGAACAACCTTCGCCGGAATCACCGCCGCGTCGGTGACCCGATCCAGACGATCAGCTCGAGCTCGGCGGCACACGTCCGCAAGCTCCAGCTCGGCCAGGAGCGGAACACGGTCATCGGGCTCAAGCTCGACTTCGTTGACCTGGCACAGTGGACGGC